GAGTTTCAATTCGTAATTTTGGACATTCCATCAATAATTTTTTAAATTGAATTAAATTTGGAGGTCTTTCAGGTAGATTTTCAAAAGCCCATCTAAAACAATCCCATTTTTCATGAAAAAAATTAAGCTCACTAGCCCAAAGTTCTTTGACTTCATGAATGTCATTTAATGCCCACATGGAATCCCAACTTGATCCATAGGTATTGGAAAGTCTTAAAAAAACCTTGTTTATAACTTCTATGGGTAGGCTCATTTCAGCTCCAATATGTCATTAGGGGTTATGTCAATAGTTGATCTTTTAGTTTTTCCTACCATTTCATCATGTCTAGCTTTTTTAATTTCTAAATCACTTTGGTAAAAAGATTTTTGTTTGTTTTTAGAAATATCTTGTCTTCTTACCCAATTTCTCCAAGTTGCTGACCAATCAGTTTTACTTGCATCTTTAGGTTTGGAAATCCAATAATCTTTAAAAGATTCAGCTATTTTTTGTGGATCAAGGTCTGGTCTTTCTGATCTACAAAAATTGTAATCATCCTCAGATAATTTCCAGTTTGGGGAAAGCCTTGAGGCTTTTGTCTTTACCTTTGTCTCTCTCTCTTTCTCTTTCTCTAACTCTGTCTCTGTCTCTGTCTCTGTCTCTGTCTCTAGACCATCATGTTGATATTCTTTTGATATCACATTGATATCATCATGTATCAGCCAATGATTTAGTTTAGATAAGCAATCTTTAGTAGTCTTTAATGGCAATCTAAGTCTAAAACTAAGTGTTTTTAACTCAGGTATATTTCCATCATCTTCAGAGGCAATAAGCCAAAGCATACAAAGAACTTTTGCAGACAAAGGATCAAGCTCATGCCAGTCTATGTCATCCAAAAGGTCACGATACAGTTTGACCCAGGGTGGTTTCCTGTCCTTAAAATGCTGAAATTTAGTCCAATTTTTTATTCTCATAAATGCTCCGCGTTACTCCCAGAAAAGAAACTAAGGCAGGAGGGGAGTACTCTTTTCGAAAGGGGGATCAATCCCTTTCTAGCCCAGTTTCAAAAAATTATATATTAAAATCTTGGTGTTTTATCAAACCACTCAGGTTTTAAGACTTTCAATTGCCAAATCCTGCCCTCTGGAATCTTTTTCCATTTGTGCACACTTTGTCTTTCCACTCCTAATAGTCTTGCTAACTTAGAAGCAGACCCAGCTAATTCAATTGCTCTTTGTTTTTCCATGTTGTAATTGTAAGACATAACTTACATAAAAGCAACACATTTAAATATTTTTTGTAAATTGTGGTTATTTAGTCAGATTTGGCTTACACTTAATTCATCAGCACAACAACTGATATTTTTAAATTAAAACTAAATTAAGGAAACATTATGAGCAATAGATCATTTTATGAACCAGATGATAATTATGATGAAGACCCTGAATATGCAGAATTAAGGGCTAAAGACTTTTTTGAAAAGCAGTATAGAAGTCATTATTTTGCACATCCACACTGCCAAGACCCTGACCATCCAGGATGCCCAAATTGCGAACCAGAGGATTTTGAAGATGACAATTAAATTTAGAAAAGGGAATATTAATCCCACAACAAAGACATTTCCAAGAACACTAGCTGAGGCATTTCCTGAACATCCAGAGCCAAATTTTGAGAATGAAGGGTTTGACAAGGAAGATAAGATGGTAATTACAGCTTGCATTATTATTTCAATTATTTTATTTATTTTAATTACATGGGGAACATTATGACTAATCAAGGTGGAAAGTTAATAGCAACAGCATTTGTAAAGGCACAGAGAGAGTTTGGACCGGCTTTAAAGTCCAGCACTAACCCACACTTTAAATCCAAATATGCAGACCTCTCAGCCTGTGTGGAAGCTGTTATTGATGCTTTAAATAACAATGGCATTGGCATGATGCAAAAGCTATATGAAAATGCAACTGGGGTGAGTGTAGAAACCATATTTCTGCATGAGTCTGGGGAAACTTTGGAGTGTGGTGTTTTGCATGTACCAGCAAGCAAGCAAGACCCACAAGGTTATGGCTCTGCTTTGACCTATGCAAGGCGGTATTCTTTAATGAGTGCCTGTGGCATTGCCCCAGAGGATGATGATGGCAACATGGCATCTAGAAAGCCAGAACCAAAATCTAATGTCAATGAATCTGAAATGGCTGATTGGTTAGAGGCAATAGCTCAAAGCCAAGATTTACCAGAGTTGCAGAAAAACTTTGTTAAGGCTATTTCAGCTACTGATGGTGATAAACCTTGGCAACTCAAAGTAATTGCTGTAAAAGACAAAATGAAAAAGAAATTGGAGGCTAAACAATGATTGAAATAGAACAAGGCACAGATGAGTGGTTTCAGGTTAGACTTGGAAAGGTCACAGCATCTAGAGTTGCAGACATAGTAGCTAAGACCAAGTCAGGCTATTCCACAAGCAGGGATAACTATATGGCTCAATTGTTATGTGAGAGGCTTACAAACAAGCCTGGTGAGTCTTTTAGCAACTCTGCTATGCAGTGGGGGACTGAGACTGAGCCATTGGCTAGGGCGGCATACGAGGTCAAATACAACTGCATGGTTAACCAAGTAGGATTTGTCCAACATCCCAGAATTGAAATGTCTGGTGCAAGTCCAGATGGTTTGGTTGATGGGGGATTGTTGGAGATTAAATGCCCAAACACAGCCACACACGTTGACACTTTGTTATTTGGCAAAGTGCCCAGCAAGTACATTACCCAAATGACATGGCAAATGGGTTGCACACAGACCAAATGGTGTGACTTTGTAAGCTATGACCCCAGGATGCCTGATAATCTTCAACTTTTTTGCAAAAGAGTTGATTTAGATCAAGCATATTTGGCTGAATTAGAGACTGAAATAATCCAGTTTTTAAAAGAGCTAGAAGATAAAGTAAATAAATTAAGGAACTTAAATGTCTAAAGTAATCTCAGAACTTAGTACCATTGTTGGCACATACACAGACAAGGATGGCAACAAAAAGAACAAATATCATAGGCTTGGGTCTATTATTGATACACCACAGGGACACATGCTTAAGATAGACTCAATACCAGTTTGTGATCCTCCTTGGTCTGGCTGGGCATGGATTAATCCTCCAAAGGAGAGAACACTTAGCTTTGATAAAAAGGATGATGACATAGGATTTTAAGGTTTTGAGAGGTGGTAAGAGTTAGCGCCTTGCCTGGATTTAGAGAATGGAAGTTGTACACACACTGCTTTATGTGAGCCTCCCAATTTATATTTACATTAAGGAAAAATTATGAAACAAATTACGATTTTTGACCAAATAAATGAAATGTTTAACAGTTCTGGTTTATTAAGCAGGCATTTTGGCACTGAGTCCAAGATGTTAGCCAGAAAGACTGACCCAGAGACATCAAAATCCTCAGCTCAGACTGTGGACACAACCAAGCTAGAAAGCATTGTCTATGAAGCTATTAAGTCTTTTGGGGAGAAAGGATGTATTTCTGATGAAGTGCTAGATATGTTTCCAAAGCATAGATACAGTTCCATCACTGCTAGATATGCACCACTGCTCAGAAAAGGCTTTGTAGAGGTTACTGGTGAGACTAGGAAAGGTAATTCTGGCAAACAACAAAGAGTGATGAGGGCAATATGACTAAAGAAGAAGCAATTACATTATTGTGTGAGCATTTTAGTGAAGGCTTGGTGCGTACGATTGTGGAAGCACTAAAGCAAGAGCAAGGTGAGCCTGTGGCTTATTTCAATCCGCAAGGCGGTTTTTACTGGGCAAAGCCAACAAAGATTGAAGCACCAGTATCAGTCAATGTTGAGCCATTGCCTCTTTACACCAAACCACAAACTAAAGGGTGCGATGAATGTGGAAATGGTGGTGGGTATGCGCTGTATTGCCTTGCGTGTTCTGAAAAGTTTTTTGGTAATAAAGAATGGGTAGGGTTGACGGATGAGGAAATTTACAAAATAGCGTTTCAATTAGAAGGTGAACATTGGAAAAAAATTGCTAATGCCATTGAAGCTAAATTAAAGGATAAGAACATATGAACGTAGAAATAGAGTTTTTAGAATGGGTACACCCAAAGGCAGGGGTTACTAAAGTTGAAGTTGAAGGTGGCAAACCTTTGATGCTTAAAGCAAAGATTAAGCAAGAATGGGTAGGGTTGACTGATGAGGAAATAAAAGACATTGTTGATTGTGGTAGACCTGATTATGTAAATATTAAGAAAGCGGAACAAAAATTAAAGGATAGAAACACATGAGGCAAAAACACGCAGATTTAATTCACGCATGGGCAGATGGTGCTGAAATTCAGTATAGACCAGTTCCTGAATACGGAGAATGGAAAGATGAACCACGGCATTTAATTTGGGATAATCTTGCTGAATACAGAATAAAACCAGAGCAGGATGGTAGCCTCATCAATGAGGATACCAAAACCAAGCAAGGTAAGCCTGTGGGCAAGTTTGCAAAGTTTACTGATGGCATTTGGCGAGAAGTTACAGACGGATCTGCTGGAGTTCTTCTCTATACTCATCCTAAAGAATGGGTAAGTTTAACTAATGAGCAAATTGTTGATTTGGTAATAAAACACGCAGGTTTTCCAACTAAATTAGCAAAAGCTATTGAAGCTAAATTAAAGGATAAGAACATATGAACGTAGAAATAGAGTTTTTAGAATGGGTACACCCAAAGGCAGGGGTTACTAAAGTTGAAGTTGAAGGTGGCAAACCTTTGATGCTTAAAGCAAAGATTAAGCAAGAATGGGTAGGGTTGACTGATAAAGAAATATTTGAAATTTGGAAAAAATCAATGTTTATAAACAATGGAAAATATGCTGTTTTAAACAACCAACCATTTGTTCATTTTGCTAGAGAAATAGAAGCTAAATTTAAGGATAAAAACAAATGAAACACAAACATTCAGAATTGATTAAAAAATGGGCAGATGGAGCTGAAATTCAATGGAAAGACAAAAACGGACAATGGGAAGATATGGGTGAGCCATTGTGGTATGAAAAACATGAATACAGAATAAAACCTGAAGAAAAGTCTGATTTTGCAGTTTCAGCTAATGTAATCTTTAAATTAGGACTTAATGGAGATTATTTAGAGTTTTCCAAGACTGGGAAACATAACATTGAATTTGTATTTGATGGCACAACCCAGAAACTGAAAGCAACCAGACCATATAAAAATGATTGAACTATTAAACAAAAGAAAGCTCCAACTTCAGGCACTTTACAAAAAATGTCCAGACATTCAAATTGTTTACAGGCTTAGGGAAATTGAGCTAATGACCAAAAGATACAAAAAATTGTTGGAAATTGAGGTAGATGCTAGTGGTTTTAGACCTGAGCTAGAGGAATTAGCAAAGGATTTAAATGGCTGATTCACTCATAATATCTGCACTTTTATTCATTGGAGCATCCATTTTTGCCACTGTTGTTTGGTGTTTTTTGATGTATATAATCTGGGAGGAGGAAGATCAAAAGCTCAAAAAAGCTATCCAAAACAACAAAATTCACTTGACAAGAGATAGTGATTTGGGATAATTGAGACTCCAATTTTTAACTTGCAAGGAACAAAAAATGGGATATTATGGAATGGAAAAAGAGCCTAAAGGGGCTAAGTCATCAGATTTAACTGGTGAAAAGAAAATGGGGCCGAAGTCTTTTGACAAAATGGTCGGACCAAACAGCATGAAAGGCACAAAAGGCATGTCTGGAGAAAAGATGCCCAAGGGTGCTGATTCTGCTGATGCCATTGGTGAAATCAAAAGACCTCTAAATGGTGGCGTTGCAATGGGCAAGGCTGATAGCATTGGCTCTAGAGACATGAGCCACATGGGCAAAGTGGATGGTAAAACTGGTGAATTTAACACTGGCTCAAGAGAGTCTGAGTGCTATGTTCATGAGAGAACACCACATATCCAAGATACTATGTAAAAAGCGAAATACCCCAAAGATTCGTGGTCTAAGGGGTATCTCTAATCAACCCAAATAATAAGGATTTGAATTGACTGCTCAACATTGTAAGACTTGTAGGTATTTTTCCCAAGAGGGGTTTAGGGAAATGGGTGTTTGTAAAAGATACCCTACTTTCCAAAACAGAAATAGCACAGATTGGTGTGGTGAACACAATCCAATTTTGGCAACCACAATCACATTACCTAAAGTTGATTTAGAGTTGGGTGTTGTTATGAACCCAGCAATAGACCAAGCAGAAAAGAAAAAGCCTGGCAGACCAAAATTAAGTGGGAGGCAAATCTCATGAAACCCATAAAAGACAAGATTATTGTTAGACCTATTCCTAGAATACAGTCCACTTTATATGTTCAGACTGCTGAGGCAGACACAGTAGGGCATATAGTGGCAGTTGGAGATGAGGCAGAGGCTGAAGGTCTAAAAGTAGGGGATAAGATATATTTTGGCACTTTGGCAAAAGACTACAAGGACGAATACCTGAAATATCACAATTTTAAGGACGGGGATGAGAAATTCCTTGTGCTATCATGGCAAGACGTATGTTTTGTAGAAGAACCTGATGAATCACCAGAAAGTGTATGAGGCTTTAATAAATAAAGCTAAAAATAGAGAAAAATTAAATCAATATCAAGAGCTTCACCATATTTTGCCAAAAAGTATGGGTGGTTCTGATAATTTAGATAATTTGGTATTTTTGACGGCTAGAGAGCATTTTATTGCTCATGCTTTGTTAGCGCATATTTATGATAATAATCAAATGTGGAGTG